ATCGGCAAGCCCGAATAGATGTCTGTAAAACTAGTCATACCGATTGCCCTCTCACTGTACCGCCGTCTGATATGCGGCCTTTGTCCTCAACATCCACCGTTTGCAGCACGCGGTTATAAGAATCCATGTGGCGCTGAAAATCCTCGCCGTTCTTCAGGTAATCCGATGCTTCCACAAGACTAGCATATATCAACAATTCCGGCACCGTTTCTGTGATGATATTAGTTTGATTAAGCGTATCCAGGTAAGGCGGATTGCCATAATAAACCCATTCAGCAGGGTAATCTTGATCCGGCGTGGGGCAGATCAGGATATTATTCTGCGTGGTATCGGTGTAATAAATCGGCGGCGCTGTCTGCGTATCATCAGGCCAGTAAGCACGGCAAAATTCATAACCTGATGGAATAAGATAATTCCGCGTGTTGTTATTAGTACCATTGCCAAACCACAAGCTAACAGTCTCACGCCAGAGCGCAGGCTTTTGGTAAATCGGTGTGCCAGCCACAAGATTGAAAGCCGAATAAGTTTTATAAATAAGCGACTTAATATCCCTTGCACACTTATTTTCTGCTTGCCGAACGAAAAGCGGAATCTCGTTAGCAAAATCCGTATCGCCAACCCGCACGCAGTAATTGGTGATCTGATTTACAAGATCGTTATAGGTTAGGACGTAAGCCATCAGTCAACATCCGAATCATCAAAGGGGTAAGAAGGCGTAATAATCGGTGTTACGACATCAGCACTCGTTGCACTAATCGGAACATCAGGCCGCGCCCATTTCAGCCCAATCCTATCCGGCGGCGGCGGCGGCAAACGATAAGGATCAATCGGATCGCGGCATTTCTGGCAAACCATCAGGCCGGATTGGTTGCCATCCCGCATCAGCATATCCCACGGATACTTAAAATGGCACCTATCGCATACCGCAATGGCAAGCGTGGGGCGGCTTTCAGTGTCCAGAAAGATAGGCATGGCGCACTATAAATTAGTTGCTGTTGTCATGCCTAGCCTAGTCATCAGAATAGCCACCAGCAGAAAGCAAGTTTAGCTTTGCAGCTTCCAGCGCGCCAACCAAAGTCAAAATACTTGATGTCGCGCTTATCTTCATTTGAATATTCCCGTCCTTAAACCCAAAAACAATCACCGTATCGTATTCTTCTGCGAGGCTATCATTCAAAACCTTCTTGGCATTATCCGCCATCTGCTTATCTTTAGGGACAATATCCAGTTTCATCATACCGCCGTATAAACTGACGTGTCGGGAATATAGCTGCCGTGCGCATCATCAATTTCTTCCATGTCAGCTAACGCATAATCCTTATCGGCTTGGGCTTTAACAATCGGATAGCGCTCCATATCAACCCCAGGAACTTCAAGAAACAGCCTTTCTGCCAATCCTGAACGTAAAGCCGCAATCCAGCGCACCGGAACCTCAATCTCTTGGCTAAGGGTGCCGACATCTTGAATCTGCCGCTGCCGCCAAAATACTAATTGGTCAAAATCATAATTCGAAACAGGCCAAATCCACGCAATCGGATTAGAATTATTCCCGCGCTGCCGATCAAGCCAGAAATTCGTCACTTGTCGCTCACTTTGGTATTTCTGCGCTAACGACGTGTAATCATCAAAATTATAGCGGCCAAGGATATACTCAAAGAACGTGACATTAAAGCAAACCTGCCGCACGGAAAGCGTCGCTCCTGATGTCTCACGGACGCGGTAATACTGCGCTTGAACCGTAAGCGGAATATCATAATACTGCCATTGGTAATCCGTATAAGCCACGGCAGAAGGCGGCTGAAATAGCGTAGCCCAATTCACGCCATCATAGCTGTATTCGTAAATCAGGCTATAGGTATTCGCGCCGTAGGAATTGATCGCCACATTATCCACTATTGGCGTGTTTCCGCTGCCAAAATTATACTCAATGTAACCATTCGCAGCCGATTGCACGAAATAGGTGCTTAGATTCTGATCGAAGGCATTGGCCGCATTATTTCCGTCGCTGCTGATAGGCGTGCCATTCGCAGCCAACGTGCTTTGGCGGTAAATCCCTTGCATGACATCAAGCGTGCCATCAGGTAGCGTGTACTGATATTGCGCGTTTCTGGTGCCTTGCGTAATCCGTTCAATACACCAAAGATTTACTCCGCCGTTAGATAGTGTAATGCAGAAATCATAAAGGCAATCGAAAGCTGCGCGAAATATATCAGGAGTTTGATTGGTAGATGCAACGCCAGCTTTCCTTAACGCGGATTCAATTAACCGCGCCGTGGTAACAACGGTTTGCCCGACTGTACCTGAAGTTGCCATTTAGCACATTCCGCCCTTTTTCATGCAAACGTGGCCGTTAGAACTACCAGTGTTCATCTCAACATGGCCACCGGACTTCAAGCCTTTATGGGCAATCCGTGCGGGTAACGCTTCATGTGCACGCAACTCACCCTTTAATGCGCTGACTTCCTTTTCGACTTTACCGCCGCTTTTTTTATGCAGTACTTTATCAGCTTTCGCATCGATTTTTTCTTTGGTGGATTTAGACATATTTCCCTCGTTGACTGCTTGTGATGCGCGTGCCTTGGCATTGGCTGCATGGGATTTATCCGGCACTGGATAACTGCGCCCAGGGCCAGCAAATTTAGAATCGGGCAATTTCTTGCGCTCTTTACTGGTTAATTTAGCCATGACTACCTCGCGGCTGCTATTCTAGCATAAAATCATACTTTCCCAAGACTATCTAACCAAACTTTCCCGCCGTAGTGCTTCACCCACGCATCTTTATAAACCCAAAGCTGGCCGCCGATATTCTTCCACTTTTGACAGAAAACAAAATCCTCTGACCAGAGCGTATTATCAGGGCCAGTCGCAACCTCAAACAACCGCGCCACAGGATCATTGGTTTTCCAATCGCGGTACCATTTCCCTTCTTGAATATGCGCCTGCTGCATTTTCAAAAGCATATCTTTAGAAAGCATCAGCATTCCAGTACCCAAGTGATCGGCCTGAATAAATCCGGTTTCACGGCAAACAATAAACGTATCTTGGCTAATAATATTACAAACAAACTTCCGTTCTTCCGTTTTGGCCGGATATGCCATGCCGCAGCAATCCTTGCCCGATGCCAGCAGTTTTATAAAATCAATCGGCTGCCAGCCAATATCCGCATCAATAAAAACCAGATAATCACAGCCCATTTTGATAAATTCATAAACGCATTGGTTGCGCGCGCGCTCAATCAGCGCATCATTCTCTATCGTGATAAGATTAACCTCAATCCCGCGACGGGTTAAAGCCTCAACAGTCAGGCCATAAGAATGCAGATATTGTGAAGTGACGCTATTGCCGTAGCAAGGCGTGGCGATGCAGACTGTCTTGATATTCTCAGGAATCACAAACCGATTTTAGGCTTGTTGAACCCCATAAGCAAGATCAACACTGGCGTTGCTTTTCAAAACTTGCTCAACTACCAGGTTAATTGCACCATTAGGCGCGGTTGTCTGCGGCGTATAAGTACCCCGAACATCCCCAGTTGCAGCCGTGGCCGGAGTTGTCAAATCAGCAGGCACGAAACCAGTGCTGACAGTAGGATAAATTTGATTCCAAGCCGCACGCACAAAACCAAAATCAGAAGCCGCAAAAGGCAATCCAAACGCGCTGCCAACCCCAACTGAAACTGATGAAGTCGTGGTAGATGCCGAAACAATAGAACTGACATAAGCAAACGCCTTCAAAGTCGCCGTGGTTGCCGTACCTACTGGCGTGATAGCAGTCTGCGACATCGCCTCGCCGTAAACATCATAGCCCTTAACGGTAGCAACAGATGAAGTCGTGGCCGTAGATGCACCCGTAAACTGAACCGTACGAGGCGTATCCAAAGCAAATACAGGCACACCATTAACCGTGGCTGACGTAATACCCGTGGTTGCTTGCAAGGTGAAAAATCCGCCAGCAGAAACAGTTTGCGCCGCTGCGAGATTATTCGTGTAACTGGTAACAGGCGCGACAACCAAAGCACCATCGGCAAGCAATGGGACACCATTTTCAATACCAGTATAGCCACCTGCATTGACATAAATCGGGCTGGACGTGCTTCCGATATTCGTCAGCTTATGCGGCGAATTGCGGATCGTACCCGTACCTTGCTGTGTTCCAGCTGTGCCAATCCTAATTCCGTCAGAAAACTGCGTCATGCTATGCTCCTACTTATTGGCCCGATGCCAAAAACACACCGCGAGGATCTGTCCAGCCAACTTGGTACCGTTCCATGGATTTATAACGCATGGAGTTGGTTTCAAAGTCACCTTCCATGGTTTTTTCCAATGCCGTCCGCTCAACATACTGCAAGCCTTGCATCGCATCCGTCGTAACGCCCCAAAGCGTGTTGCTCGTCAATCGTGACAGCACCGCAGGAACATCATCCAACGAGCCAAGCACGGGGTTGATGTCGTTATTAGCAGTACCAGTCCGCAATGCTGATTTCAGCAATACTTTCCCAGTCATCTCAAGCGCAGGCGGCACAAACAATTTCTTACCGCGCAAGCCAATTTTCTTACCGCGCGGGTCAGTCGCTGCACGAATGTTCTGCAATAAGGTTTCCAGCGTGGTTTGAGACAGCGTTCCCGTGACCAGGTTTGAATAAGTCGAACCGACACCAGGGTGGGCTGCATTAGCCAGTGAGACTCCATCCGGGCCAGGATAAGCCGAGTTGAAGGCGCGAGAAAGGACGTTAGCGCACTTGATTTCTTCCGTTTCACGCAAGGATTTCCCAAGGTGTTTCGCAAGAATTGGGCCAAGACTTTCATGATCGCCGTCATCAACCAAGACTTTCGTTAGAGCAAATGCCAATCCTACCTGACGATAAACGTAGATAGACGTGTATTGCTCACCCGCGAAGTCATAAGTTACAGGGTCGCCATCACCGACATCCGGTGCGGCCCCAAAACCATAGTAAAATGGCTCAACGTGCTGGTTGCGTGGAAGGCCCTTAATTTTCTTAAAGACCAGTTCCCATTCTTTGTTCTCATCATAGAGACCATCAAATGCTTTCCCCAGAATTGGTGATACAGTCGCCTTAAAGCGGGCCGAGGTAATCGGTGCAGCCATTTTCTATTCTCCTATGTGGTGCCAGGTGATTTATCTGCAACCGTTTGCAGACGTGCGATCTTAACCTCAACCCAGGTGTAGGCATCGCCCCAAGCATTGCTTGGATCGTCCCAAAGATTCAGCACTTGAAGCTGACCAGTCAGGCCAGGGTTAGCTGCAGCCGTGGTACTCATCGACGTGTATGAGTTTCCACTCAAGCTATCACCGCTAGTCAGCGTGCCAGTAGCAAAGTCGTAAGATGCGCCAATAGCAGTCTGTGCAATCGAGCCAGCCGCTTGAATACGGTAGATAGTCGTAGGGTCTTGCCATACATAAGCCTGAATTGGCACCTGCGTATTAACAGTCGTATTAGCGGGCCAGTAACCCACGTTAGCGATAATATTCCCTGAAGGGTAATAAGAACAGCCAGCAAATACACCCCAGATATCTTCGGCAGTGGTTGCGGCTACCAAGTAACCGCCAGAAAGTGCTACAGGCGCACCAATGAAAAGGTTGCTCGCATAACCAGATTGAATACCATTGGTAAGTTCAATCGTGCTAGGCGCCGCACCCATCATTCCGTTGCGGACTGCTACTAGGCCAAGTGGCGCTGAAATTGCTGACATTCAATACTCCTTACTGTTGTATCGAAGCTCAGCGCCGGATTACACCCGTATTCACTGCGCCTCGAAAATTAGGCTGTTTACTCTTTTGTCCGGTCTGGTGACCAAACGAAAATCCATCCCCATCTTCGCTGATTAAACTGTTTCCCCTATGCGTGGGAGCTTCCCGTTTGAATTTGGTGGCCGCGTCATTCTCGTATTCGAGCGGTTGATCGTGTCCAACATCGGCCATGTATTCTAAGTAATCTTCTAGCGGAACCTTGTAAGCCTTCTTCTCATTGATGGTTACATTGGAGTTTTCATCCATTCCAACCGGAATAACACTTAGAGGCCAATTCTCTGGGTCTCCTTTGGCTGCTTCACTGTAACTGATCGGGGTGTATCCGTTTCTTAGAAAGTTGTTTCGGATACTGCCCTCATTAAGGGGTTCGCCGCCAATCCAAGTACTGTGATATCCCGATAGCTTCGGTGGAGCGGGAAGCAATTCAGCGTCCTGGAACCTTTTGGTTCGGCGCTGCCTAGGTCGTAGCGGCTGCGCATCTGACAATGAATCTATAACAGATTCATGTTGGGCGCTAGGGGCATCTTTAACCTCATCAATAATTTTTCTGGGACGACCAGGTGGCCGCTTAAATCTCTCATCCATTGCGTTTCTCCTTCTCCATAACCGCTTGATATTCCTTGATTGCCTTATTGCGTGCCTTGGGATCATCCCAAATACCCGCGTTCTTCCATTGCTGCACCGTCCACGAATCAATCTTAACTTCCTGACGGCTGCCTTCACTGCGCGCACCGCTACCGCGTCCGCTTACAGTCTGCGGGGGCGGCTCATCATCATCATCGTATTCAGGTTCATTTTTCGCTGGTTTCTTAGCCAACCGCTTAGTGGGAATATAATCCGCACACCGACGATCCAGTTCTTCCCAAAATTCAGGCTGCGAGGTGACAAAGCCTTCACCAAGAATATCTTTGGATAGCTCATCAGCAATCCGTGAATCCCGATTGCTCAAATCCGCCTTGTACCAAGCTTTATTGCGATCAACCCAACCTTTAAAATAATTCGCCGTGGTGTTATCAATCGGTGAAGGACGGCTGGCAACCTGCGCTATCTGCTGCTCGCGTTCCTCAAGAGCGCGGTATTCATTTTCAAGTTTAATTTTTAATTCAACTGCTTCCCGCGTGCCTCTCAAATTCCCCTTGGCTTCAAATTCTTCAAGTTGTCTAAGCGTATTATTATAGACATTTTGTAGTTCCTCTTTCTTCCATTTAATCCCATCAAGTCGCAGGCCGTATTGGTTATTCTCAGTCGACTGAAGTTTCCGCTGCATCTCAACAGTCTGCGCCGTGAGTGCCTTAACCTTGGCCTCAAGACGATTCCGCTGTTCACGTTGGCGCTCGCGCTTTTCCTTACTGCTCAAACGGCGCTTTTCAATCTTC